ACTATGTTAGTACAAGAAAAACTCCATTATTAACTGAAGAAAAAGAAAGTTCTAATGCATCTAATTTGGAAATTTCTTTTGAACCTTGGATAATTTTAGCGAAAGATAAAAAAATTCCTGTTAGGATGGATTGGGTTGTTACTATTGTAGAACCACTAGATAGTGTTATAAAAATGTATGAGGAAAGGGTAAATGGAGAACAAGGTGAGATTGATCAAGATAATAGTTCTGACGAACCAACAACTCTTACTGAGTGAGATTGAGGAGGTTCAATCTGAATTAGGAGAACCTGATTGTAGATTGGTGAATCCTTTTATCTTTAAGGATGATAAATCTTTGGAACCATTTTTAGATGGATATTCTAGGGAGAAGTCATTTATGATAAGTTCTGATAAAATAATTACATTAGCACAACCTACATCTACATTACTTGAAGAGTATCAGGACATTACTAAATAATGAGATTTTATACAAACGTTCAGATGGTTGGAGATAACTTTCTGGTTCGTGGTGTTGAAAATGGTAGACACTTTGCAACCAGAGAAAAGTTTTATCCAACTCTTTTTGTTTCTTCCCATAAAAAATCCAAGTATAAAACTTTGGAGGGGGAGTATGTGGAACCCGTGGAACCAGGTTCTGTGAGAGATTGCCGTGAGTTTATAAAGAAGTATGATGGGATAGAGAACTTTAGAATATATGGTAATGAGAGATTTATTTACCAGTATATTTCAGAGAAGTATCCAGAGGATGAGATTAAGTTTGATACAAGTCAGATTAAGATAACCACAATTGATATTGAGGTGGCATCAGAGAACGGATTTCCTGATGTAGAATCTGCCGCAGAAGAAATATTACTCATAACATTACAGGATTATAATACAAAGCAGATTCGTACATGGGGTTTGGGGGAGTTTAATAATAAACAAGATAATGTTATCTACAAAGGTTTTAGAACTGAGTATGAACTCTTAACTTCTTTTATTAACTGGTGGATGATTGAGGATAATACACCAGAGGTTGTGACTGGATGGAATAGTGAATTGTATGATATTCCATACCTTTGTCGTCGTCTAGAGAGGATTCTAGGTGAGAAACTGATGCGTCGTATGTCACCATGGGGTTTGGTGACGGAAAGAGAGATTCATATTATGGGTCGTAGAAATATTACTTATGATATTGGTGGTGTAACTCAGTTAGATTATCTTAATCTTTATAAGAAGTTTACTTATAAGGCACAGGAATCATATCGTCTTGATTATATTGCTAGTGTAGAACTTGGTCAAAAGAAATTAGATCACAGTGAGTTTGATACTTTCAAGGATTTCTACACAAAGGGTTGGCAAAAGTTTGTAGAGTATAATATAATTGACGTTGAACTTGTTGACCGTCTGGAAGACAAGATGAAGCTCATTGAGCTTGCTCTCACTATGGCATATGATGCTAAAGTGAATTATGAGGATGTGTTCTATCAGGTGCGAATGTGGGATACCATCATCTATAACTATTTGAAGAGGAGAAACATTGTTATTCCTCCAAAGAATAGATCTGATAAAAACGACAAATATGCAGGGGCTTATGTCAAAGAACCGATTCCAGGAAAGTATGATTGGGTGGTCAGTTTTGACCTCAATAGCCTTTATCCTCATCTTATTATGCAATACAATATTTCCCCAGAAACCCTCTGTGAAGCACGGCATCCATCCGTTACAGTTGATAGACTCCTCTCGGAGCAAGAGGTGATCGATGGGGATTATGCAGTTTGTGCGAATGGAGCTCAATTTAGGAAGGATGTACGAGGCTTCCTTCCTGAACTTATGGACAAGATGTACGGGGAGCGTGTTATATTCAAGAAGAAAATGCTTGCAGCAAAGCAGCAGTATGAGAAAACAAAAACTAAAACTCTTGAGAAAGAAATTGCCAGATGTAACAACATCCAAATGGCAAAGAAGATATCGCTTAACAGTGCTTATGGTGCTATTGGCAATCAGTATTTTCGATATTACAAATTGGCTAACGCTGAAGCCATTACCTTGAGTGGACAAGTTTCCATTCGTTGGATAGAAAACAAAATGAATGAAAAGGTCAATAAGATCTTAAAAACGGAGGGTATTGATTATGTTATTGCTTCAGATACTGATTCCATCTACTTGCATTTGGGTCCTTTGGTTGACGCTGTATACGAGGGGAGAGAGAAAACTAATAAGGGCGTTGTTGGGTTCCTTAACAAGGTCTGTGAAACTGAATTTGAGCCTTTTATTGAGGGTTCTTATGAAGCGTTGGCCAAGTACGTGAATGCTTATGACCAGAAGATGTTCATGAAGAGAGAGAATATTGCTGATCGTGGTATTTGGACTGCTAAGAAAAGATATATTCTAAACGTATGGGACTCTGAAGGTGTTCGATATGAAGAACCCAAACTTAAGATGATGGGTATTGAGGCAGTTAAATCCTCAACACCTGCACCTTGTCGGGCAATGATTAAGGATGCACTTAAACTTATGATGAATGGTGTAAAGGGTGGTAAGTATACTGCAATGGATATATCAAGAGGTTTAAAAGAAGGACCCGCAAGTAGAACACACTTTGGAGAACTTGGTTTTCTACAACAATTGTGGAATAAGGTTCGTGATGGATTTAGAAGATACTCAAAAGACCGAAAATTGAGTTAATGTATATTTATAGTTGATTAGGAGACATAAAATGGCTAAAATGAAAGATTTATTAAAAGAATTTATAACCGCAGGTGGGGTAGTCTCTCGTCCTGCATTTTCCAATTTGGATATGGGATTTAGAACCCAAAAAACTAAAAATTCTACAAAACTTACTGATATAGTAGAAGATGTTTATGGAGAACAACAACCTAAACTGAATGTAAGAGAATTTATGGGTGAAGTTGGTAATTTTAATTCATTTGGAAATGAAATTTATCGTGAAGGTAATTTGAGAGAGTTAGCAGAAAAACTTTCTCGTTTAGCAGAAACTGCAAAGGCACATACCTTACAAGAAACCGAAGATTGGTTTGATAAAATCACGGTAAATCGTAATATGAAAGAACTAACTGGTCTCTCTGGTCAATTTAAGAAAGTAGCCAATGAAGTACAAACTTTACAAGAAAGAATGAGTGGATTATATGAAGATATGGGACACATTCTTGGTAGATATTATGAAATAAATGAATCACGACCTATCAATCAAAACGAAATGAAATCTTATAGAGATGGAGATGAGTTAGAAGCAGATACGGTACAAGAAGGTACATATGAAGAATTTTTTAGGTCAGCACTTGAAAAATGGGGTGTATCTGAACCAGATCAACTTGATGATGATGAAAAATCAAAATTTTTCAATTATGTTGATGCAAATTGGAGTGGTGAAAACGAAACAGATTAAGAGGTCTTAGTGTTAGAAGTAAAAGTAAAAAAGAATAATGTAGAGTTCGCTCTTAGGTTATTAAAAAGAAAAATTAAAGATAGTGGTTTAATGGTAGAGTTGAGAGAACGACAATACTATAAAAAACCATCAGCAAAAAAGTCCGAAGAAAGAAAGTTGGGTAAGGTTCGTAATTGGATTCGACAACATGAACGGAATCCAGATTGGTGTGGAGAACCACCAACAGCAGGACTTAAAGAAAAATTAAAAAGACAAAGACTTAAATACAAAAAATAACAGTTTTTTTAAGTTTTATATATTTATATACACAAGAATATGTCATTCTTATCTATATGACATACCGATAATGTAAACCACATTAAAGTTCCTAATAACTTTATTAATTCCAACCAAGTATTTATGCTTGGTTAAACTCTTATGGAGAAACATAATGGATGATCTTTTAAAAGACGCAATAGCAGACGCTAAAGCTGTCCGAGAAACGGCACTTGCAAACGCTAAAATAGCTCTTGAAGAAGCTTTCACACCAAGAATACAATCCATGCTTTCACAGAAGATTCAATCTGAAATGGAAGGTGAAGAAGAAGCACCAGCTGATGAGCAGGACGAAGAGCCTGTAGCAGAAGAAGGTGAAGAAGAAGCACCAGAAATAGCAGTTGAACCAGAA